ATAATATTCTTTCTTTAAGTGTTGGAGTTGGATCAACACAATATACTGGTTTAGTAACGTATTTTAATGTTGCTGGAAATCTTAATTATCCAAATATTAAAGAAAATGACATATATCAGATTGGTAATGAGCAAATAAAGATTTTAAATATAGATCAACAATCTTCAAGAATTAGAGTAATTCGTAATCAAAATAATACATTAGGATTAGTGACATATAGTGCAGGAATCGCACTTACAGAAAAAACAAAAAAATTTACAATTAACTTTGGAATTTCAACTTCATATAACTTTAGACGGGATGAGGAATTTTATTTTAATCCAATAGAATCTGTTGGGTTAGGTACAACTTCTGGGGTTGGAATAGTCAGTACATTATATTTTTCAAATCCAGGAGTTGGAATTACTCAACTCGCAATTCCAACTCAAACAATTTATCTGCCGAATCACAATTTAATTACTGGAGACTCTCTGGTTTATTCTTCAAATGGTGGGACAAGAGTTTCTGTTTCTACTAATGGAGTTTCTAGTTTTCAACTTGGCGAAAAATCTATCATATATGTTGCAAAAATTTCAAATGACTTAATTGGTATCTCAACAATTAAGGTTGGATTGGGGTCAACAGGAACTTTTGTTGGTATTGGTTCCACTTCAAGTGCTATTCTATATTTTACTTCTGTTGGAACTGGCGATACTCACAGTTTTAAAACAAACTATGAGAATACTTTAACAGGAACTATCAATAAAAATATAGTTACTGTATCCACTGCAGAAACTCATGGCCTTTCATTATTCGATAATGTAATTATCGACGTAAAACCAGGAATTAGTACAACATTTGTAATTAAATATGATGACTATAGTCGAAGAATGTTAGTTAATCCAAGAACATTCACTTCAATTAATACTTTAAATAATACTATCAAAATTAATAATCACAAATATTATACGGGACAAAAAGTATTATATACTTCAAATACTCCAGCAAGTGGTTTGGTTAATCAAAATTTTTACTATGTACTAGTTGTAGACTCGGATACGATTATGTTATCCGACAGTTATTATGGGGCAATTAAAGATGATCCAAATGTAATTGATATTTTATCTTCGTCAGCAGGAACTATTTCTGCGATTAATCCACCATTACAAATAATAAAAAATCAACCAATAACTTTTGATTTATCCGACAATTCTTTAAGTTATTTTTCTAATACTGGTATTGCAACATATTCAGCGTTTGAACTTAGAATTTATAAAGATAGTCAATTTATTGAAGAATTTGATACTGCTGAGTCTTTACCCATTTTTGATGTTGCAAAAATAGGTAGAGTTGGTATTGATTCTTCTGCGCGGGTGACATTAATCGTCAATAATAAAACTCCGAATAATTTATATTACAAATTAGTACCAATAAATTTAAGCTTAAATTCGGAAATTAAAAAAGAAATTATTATTGATGATGAGGTAATTTCTGCAAATAAAATTTCACTAATTGAAAGCAACTATAATGGAAGATACACTATAACTGGAATTGCATCAACTTCATTTAAATTTAATATTCTAGCAAAACCCGAATTTGAGGTGCTTACTACAAGTTTAAATGATTTGGAATATTACACCGATGCTGTTGGAGCTAAAGGTGCAATTCAAGAAATTTCGATTACAAATAAAGGCAAAGGATATAATTCTTTACCTGCTATAACTTCAGTTTTATCTAATTTTGGTTCTGGCGCTGTTCTTACTCCAATAAGCAACTCAATTGGAAAAATTACGTCCATTGAAATACAGGATATTGGTTTTGAATACTTTTCAGATTATAGCATTAGACCAACAACAAAATATCCAGACATTTTGGTTCTTGATACCTTATCAACATTTGATTATATTGGGATTGTATCATTTGGAAAAAATTGCAGTACTATACCAACACTTGTTGTAGTTGATGGATTATCAAATAAGGTTATATCAGATGTTGACCTTTCATATTCTTTTGGAGATTCCAGTGTTACGATTAAGAAAAATACCACAGAATTGAATAATTCAATTCCAAAAATTATTCCAACAAATAATTCAAATGGAATTCGTATCAAAAATATTGTATTTAATAATTCAACGAAAGATGTAACTGTAACTTTGGGTTCAAGTTTCAGTGATCCTGAAGATTTTCCTTTTGCAATTGGAAGTAAAGTTTTAATTGAGGGGGTAAGTTTGGGAGTTGGATCCACATTTAAAGGTTATAATTCTTCAAATTATGATTATTCTTTGTTTACAGTAACTGCAGTAGATCCAAATATTGGTGGAGCAAACGGAATAGTTACTTATAGTCTCTCTTCTTATTTGAATGTGGGTGAAGAACCTGGAACATTTAATAGTTTTAGCTCCTCAGGTAGGATAGTTCCAGAATCTCATTTTCCAATTTTTAATCCAATAATTAAAAAGAATACTTTTTATAAGGGAGAAATTGTTTATTCACCATCTGCAATTGGAAATGTTGAGGCATGGGACTCGGATAATCAATATCTTAAAGTTTCAGGTATAAGTGATTTTATAATAAATCAAAAAATAAAAGGAAAAACCTCAGGATCTGTTGGAATAATTAAAAATATATTCAATTTTGAGTCTGATTATACAATTGACGCCTACTCACAAGTTAAAAAAGGATGGAATCGAGAAACTGGATTCTTAAATAATGATTTCCAAAGAGTTCATGATAGTGATTATTATCAATATTTTTCTTATGCACTAAAATCACAAAAAGACTTAAACACATGGGACAATTCAGTAAGTACTTTAAATCATACTGTAGGATTTAAAAAATTTGGTAATTTAGTAATTGAATCTAAGCATTTAAACACAGGAATTTCGACTGATCAAAATCAAGGAGATTTAATTGGAATTTGTGATTTATCTTCCTTTGTTGATTTGAATTGTATTAATGATTTTGATTTGGCAAAAGAAAATAATCTTAATATAGACGGATTAATTAAATCCGATGAAATAATATTCAACTCTGCAGTTATTCAAGATTATATTGAATCAATTGGAAATAGAGTGTTGATAATTGATGATATTTCTAAGCAGTTTAATAGCAATCCTAGATCTACTGAGTTTAGTATTGTTGATTCATTTATTTTGAATGATTTTAGATCTAAAAAATATATTGGACTAGTTGTTGATAAAAGATTCCCAAATCAATCTGAATTAAGTTTAATAACATTACTTCATGATGATTCTTTGGGATTTTTAAATCAATATGGAAATATAAACTCCACAAATAATCTTGGATTTTTTGATTTTAATGTTTCTGAACTAGAAGGAAATTTATTATTTTATCCAAATAAACCAAAAATTAATAATTATCATGTGGAATTATTTTCTTTTAATTTGAATGATATCAATTCTGGAATTGGAACTATAAGTTTGGGAGATTCTGTAAAGATTAACACAACTACTGAAGTTATTTCTACAGGAACTTCAACTGCAACGAATATCGTTGGAATTGCATCTACTTATAGATCTGCAAAAGTTCTTGTACAAATTGGAGCGACTGATTCATCTTATTTTGAATATGACGAAATTACTTACATTCATGACGGGACTGATGTTTATTTTATTGATTATGGACAACTTACAACAAATAGTATTGGCTCACAATCATCTTTAGGAATAGGAACTTATAATGCTTATCTTTCTGGGTCAGATGTTCAAATTGATTTAATACCAAATAATTCCACAACTGTTGATTATATTGTCAATACTTTTAATGTATCGTTAGGTAATACAATTTCTTCTGGAATTGGAACGCAAATTCTTAAAGGTAGTTCTTTCAATTCATCATCCGTAAGTATTGCATCCTCAATTGCTCCAGTTGCAAATGTAATTGGGTCATATTCTAATGATAATTATGGTGCTTCTTATTCAATTATTAGTATTGAAGATTCAACTAATTCCGAATATAAAATTTCTGAGATTTTAACGCTTTCAAGTGATTCAATTTGCTACATTACGGAATTTGGAATAATAGAAACAAATTCTTCTCTTGGAATTATAACTGCTGGAATTTCTGGATCATATACAAATATTTACTTTACTCCAGTTGAAAATATTGATGTTGATGTAAAAGTATTTAAAGTGGATCTTGGGTTGGAGGATGGATCTGAAGAAATATCTTTAACAAATGGATCAGTTAATTATAACTATGGAAGTTATACTGGAACGGACAACGATGTTAAAAAATCATTCAATCTAACTCATAAAAATATACCAATTTTCCAAAGATATTTTAATGCAAGTAACGTAAATATTGTTAATATTTCTAGTAATACGATTATACAACTGGAGAAGAAATTGAATATTCTTATCCTGGTTTAGGTACAACTCAAGCAATTGGCATATCAACAACGTCTATTAGTGGGATAGGAGTTACTGATAAATTACCAACATCTCTATATGTTGTTAAAGTTAATGATCTTGATATTCAAGTTGCAGCATCAGCTTCTGAATCCCTTAAAAATGTTCCAAATGTTTTAGATTTAACTTCGGTTGGAATTGGAGATTCTCACATATTCACTTCAAAAAATCAAAATAGTAAAGTAATTTTAGGAATTGATAATTTAATTCAATCACCGATTGTTGCAACATCAGTCACAACAGTTCTTACAAAAAATGTAACACTTTTTGATTCTGAAGTTTATGTTTCCGGAATAAGTTCCATTTATAACGGAACTTTAATTCAAATTAATGATGAGATTATGAAAGTTGCTTCTGTTGGTGTTGGAAGTACAAACGCAATATCAGTCATCAGACCTTGGTTGGGAACAGAATTATCTACACATAATGTATCAAATCAGGTTAGTAAGGTTTTAGGCAACTATAATATTATCGATAATGTGGTTTATTTTTCAGAATCACCTTTTGGTGGACTACAAATTGAAAACTTATCTGACAGACCAGATGAAGTTGATTATACTGGAATAACTACAAGTTCTTCTTTTAGTGGAAGAGTATTTTTGAGATCTGGAGAATTTGATACTCTAAACGAATCTTATAAAGATAATTATATTTTTGATGATATTTCTGACAAATTTAATGGATCTCAAAAATCATTTACATTAAAATCAAAGGGATCTGATGTAACTGGAATATCTACAAATAATGCAATTGTACTAATTAATAATATTTTTCAAGGACCAACTTCTTTAGGTATTTCTGGTGATTATGATATAACTGAAAGTGTGGGTGTAACTAGTATTTCATTTACTGGTACTGCAAATTCCACAAGTTATGATGTAAATACTGCAAATGTTCCCAGAGGTGGAATCATTCTTTCAATAGGATCAACTCAAGGATTTGGTTATCAACCACTTGTATCTGCTGGTGGAACTGCAATAGTTTCTTCCGCAGGAACAATTCAGTCAATTAGTATTGGAAATAGTGGTTCTGGATATAGATCCGGAATTCAAAATATTATTAATGTTGGAATCAAAACAGAAAATTTGGAAACTTCTAGTATTGAATTGATTGGTACTGCAGCGGTAGTTGGTGGAAGTGTAGTAAGTATTGCAATCACAAATCCCGGAATTGGTTATACAACATCAAATCCACCAATTGTTGTTTTTGACTATCCATTATCATATTCAAATCTTCCCTTAATTTATAGTTCACAATCAACATCGGGAGTTGGAACAGGAGCAGTTGTAGATATTATAGTTGGTCAAGGTTCAAGTATAATTTCATTTGAGTTAAAAAATCTTGGTTATGGATATAAACCAAATGAAATTCTAACTGTTGCTATTGGTGGAACAATTGGAATTCAAACTACATCTTCTCTAAATTTTTCAGAATTCCAAATCATGATTGATAATATTCAGTCTGATAATTTTAGTGCATGGTCAGTAGGAAATATTCAAGTAATTGATCCTATAGATTCCCTATTTGATGGAGATAGAACAATATTTCCAATATTAATTCAGGGCAATCAAACTACAATCAGATCTAAAAAGGGATCTAATATTGATGTCCAGGCAACTTTATTGATATTCATAAATGATGTACTACAAGTTCCCGGCGAAGGATATATTTTTACTGGTGGAAGTACAATAAGATTTACAGAACCACCAAATGAAGGAGATAAATCGAAAATTCTATTCTATAAAGGAACTGGTGATATAGACACTCAATTAGTTGATGTTTTAGAAACTATTAAAGTAGGTGATACAGTTTCTCTTAAGAGTGATGACATTTTCTTTGATGAAAATGATAGACTAGTAACTGAGATTGTTTCTTCAGATACTCTTGATACGAATCTATATTCGGGGCCAGGAATATCTCAAGATAAGGATGTGTTAAGACCTATTCTTTGGTGCAGACAAACAGAAGATTTATTTGTAGATGGTCAATCTGTTGGAAAAAATAGAGTAATTTATGAACCTTACATTCAACCTGTTTCAAATATTATTCAAAACGTGGGGATTGCATCAACTACAATTTTTGTAGAAAGTGTTAAGACGTTCTTTGATAGTGAAAAAGAATATACTCTCGACGGAACAACAGAGAAACCACAAAATAAGATTTTAATTGTGTCGCAAAATAGTTTGATTGCGGCAGCTGCAACAGCAGTTGTTTCCACTTCTGGAACTATTTCTTCAATTATTGTGTCTGATGGTGGAGTTGGATACACAACGTCTCCAATTGTTTCAATACAAAAACCAATTGATTATCTTATCTCAACTACAGGAAATGTAGGCATTAATACGAATTTAATAACTGGCATTAATACTACAAATATTGTTGTTGGATATGAAGTATTTGAGCCACTTAACATAATTTCTGCCGGAACAACGGTAACTTCTATTGGGATTGGCACTATTACAATTTCAACAACAACTTTAAATACAGAATTTTACGAAAATATTCAATTTAAAATCGGTTTAGGTACGACAGCACTAGCATTTTCTACAATCTCAGTTGGTGGAACCATTTCAGCCATTTCGATATCAAATGCTGGAACTGGATATACAACTTCAAATCCACCGGTAGTGTTAATTGAACCACCCCAACCAACATATGAGGTTATAGATAATATTTCTTATACTGGAGATTTTGGTGTTATTACTGGAATCAAAACAACTTCTGTTGGTGTTGCATCTACAGGTATTGTATTTGATTTTTATATTCCACAAAATTCTCCTTTGAGAGACGGAAAAACTGTAAAGGTTGGAATTGCAACAACTGGTATTAGTGGAATTCAAACTGGATATTATTTTGTTATTAATAAATCAAATGTAGGTAAAGGACTTACATCTCGAAATTTTTCGGGTGCAGTTGTTGGAGTAGGTACTACTTTTATTGATAATATATATGAAGTTGCTGCGGTTTCTATTGCACAGACTGCAGTTGCTGGAGTTGGAATTACATATGTAGCTCAAGTAACTGTAAGTGTCTCTGATTATAATGGATTAAGTGGTTTAGGATTTAGTGGTTTCTATGGCGAATATAGTTGGGGAAGAATTTCTACTCCAACTCGTAAAAAACCACAAGAATTTACGACATATGCAAATGTTGGTGGAATTTCATCATCTCCTACAATACAAAGATTTAATCGACTAAAATACTTAAATTATAATACATAAATAGATAAAAAACGCTAAAATGTCTGCAATTATAACTGACCAATTAAGAATTTTAAACGCGAAGAATTTTGTTGCGGCTGCAACTTCTTCTAGCAATTCTTATTATTCTTTTGTTGGGTTACCAAATGCAACAGATTATGCTACAAGTTGGGATAGTAACCCACCTTCACCCAAAGATAGTTTTGAACAAGAAAATGATTATTGGGATACTATGATTGCTTTGAAAAAAATTAAAGCAAGTGATGTAAACCAAGTTGTTAAAAAAATTACCTGGTCTTCTGGGACAACTTATGATATGTATCGCCATGATATTAGTAGAACTAATACTTCGAAACCATCTGGAGCAACAAGTTTATATTCTGCAAACTATTATGTAATTAATAGTGATTTTAGAGTTTATATCTGTCTTCAAAATGGAACAGATCCTGAAAATCCAAGCGGAAGGCCTTCATTAGATGAACCAACTTTCACAGATCTAGAGGCAAAGGCTGCGGGCGATAGTGGGGATGGATATATTTGGAAATACCTTTACACCATTAAACCAAGTGAAATTATAAAATTTGATACAGTTAATTTTATACCTGTTCCAAAAAATTGGGACACCTCATCCGATTTTGCTTCAATTAGAAATAATGCAACTGCAGCAAATAATCAACTCAAAATTATTACAATTACAAATCGTGGAGTTGGATTGGGAACAGCAAATAGAACATATACAAATGTTCCAATTAAAGGTGATGGTACAGGAGCAAAAGCAACAATAGTTGTTAATAATGATTCTAAAGTTGAATCTATTACAGTTTCTGTTGGTGGTTTTGGATATACTTATGGAACTGTTGATTTAATTGGAGGTAATGTTCCTACTGGTACAGTGACTCCCACTTTTAATGTAATTATTCCACCAAAAGGAGGTCATGGAGCAGACATTTATAGGGAACTTGGCGCATATAATGTTCTCGTTTTTTCTAGAATAGAAAACGATATTGAAAATCCAGATTTTATTACTGGAAATAAAATAGCAAGGATTGGTCTTGTAGAAAATCCCCAAGCATATGACTCAAGTTCTTTATTAGATTTGGATAAAGCAAGTGCAGTTTATGCATTAAAATTAACTGGAACTGGGTATGATACTACATCATTTGTAGCGAATTCCAAGATTACACAAACTATCAGTACAGGAACAACTGCTGTTGGTAGAGTTATTTCTTATGACCAAAACACTGGAGTGTTAAAGTATTGGCAAGATAAGAGTCTTGTTGGATTTAATACTGATGGGTCACAAAACCAATCTCCAACATATGGACTCAATTTAAATCGTTTTACAAACTCTGTAGGAACAGGTGGAACAACTTTTATATCAGGAACAAATCTCTTTATTGATACTACATTTACGGGTATTTCCACTACACTAAATAATAGAACATATAATCTTGGACAATCTTTTATTGATGGTGTTGCAAATCCAGAAGTAAAAAAATATTCTGGCAATATCATTTATGTTGATCATAGACCATCAATTACTAGATCTTCAAATCAAAAAGAAGATATTAAAGTTATTTTGCAATTTTAAAGAATTATGCCACAGGAAACTAACCTCAACGTCTCTCCATATTTTGATGATTTTGATTCAAATAAAGACTATTATAAAGTCTTATTTAAACCTGGGTATCCTATTCAAGCTAGAGAATTAAATACTCTCCAATCAATCGCGCAATATCAAACTGAACAATTTGGTAAGCATATTTTCAAAGAAGGTTCAGTTGTAATTCCCGGAAATTTAAAATATGACAATCCAGTTTATGCCGTAGAAATTGAATCTTCTTTTAATGGAGTACCAATTTCAGTATATTTTGAAGAACTAAATGGTAAAAAAATAAGAGGACAATCCAGTAATGTTGTAGCTGAAATATTTTTTACTTTAACTGATATAGAATCCGAAAGAAAGAATTTTACATTATATGTAAAATTTTTAGAAAGTGGTGGAGAGAATTTTGATATTAGAACTTTCTTTGATTCTGAAACATTAATTTTAGAAGAACCATTACTATTTGGAAATTCTACAATACAATCGGGGCAAGGATTTTGTAATACTATTTCAAGTAATAGTATTTCTCAAGGTTCTTATGTATCACTATCACCCGGTGTTTATTTTGTTCGTGGAATATTTGCAAGAGTTGAGGCACAAAATTTACTTCTTGACCAATATGGAATATTACCCTCATATAAGGTAGGATTTCAAATCGAAGAAAAAATTGTAAATTCTTTTGAAGATAATTCTTTATATGATAATGCTCAAGGATTTTCTAATTATTCAGCTCCAGGGGCAGATAGATTTCAATTAAGTTTAATTTTATCAAAAAAGTTACTAACAGATTCTGAAATTAATAATTTTGTAGAAATATTCCGCGTTGAAAATGGTGTTCCAACTTATATCACCTCAGAAAATAGTCAATATAGTATTATTAGAGACGAATTAGCAAGAAGAACATATGACGAGTCTGGAAATTATATTGTAAATCCTTTTACTGTTTTTGTGAGAGAATGTTTGAATGATAGATACACTATTAATGG